CGCCATTGTCGAAACTCCGTGTTCGGGAATCAATAGCCGCTATCCACTCCTTCTTGTAGTCTAACCCTGTGGATGCTGCACCCAACACTGCCCCTTCATTACTGGCACTCACAATCTCCGTCCGTGCTATCGTCTGCGCCCTTCGCATACTCATCGGATAACTGGCTCTGATCATCCGTGCTATTTCATCTGTACCCTGTTCTTCTTGGATACCCTGATTGATGACTTTCCTGATTCGTTGAATACTCACCAGGTTGATATTATTGATCCTGTCCAAAGATCGGTTCAGCGCAAAGTTCGTCATGTGCTGATCCCAACTGGTAAACAGAACTTCATTCTTTGTCTTTGTCAGATTCTTGTAGATCGCATTGGCAAACTCCTTGCCCACCCTTTGATATACACTCACAAACGCATTCTTCATCGGCTCGGGATCTAACTCCCTGCTCTGCATATCCGACAATGTGTTTGCTTCCAATATCGGTTCTGCTGATTTCCTTAGTGCTTCTCTGAATTGCCTTGCTGTCCATGATTCTAACGTCCTTCGTGATTTTTCAAACTTGATCCAATACTGCCCTGTTTTACCCTGCTCCCACTGACGGATGCATATCGCCACCGCTTGTTCTCTCGGTGTACCTTCGTCCATCACAAAGCGGATGCACCGCTCCATGAACTGACCTTGTGTTTCATTACCGGGACTTGGTATCGGCATTTAGATAGTCGATGAATTTTTCCCCTTCTTCCACTGGCATCTTCCGCATATCCACCCAAGGCTTGTCGTACATCGGCTCATCTAATCGTCCGTAGCCTAACGCTTCACGCTTCTCATTAAACGTCAACTCGTCAATCCTTGACAGTCTTTCCGCTACCTTGTCCATATCCTCGGCTAACGCAGGGATGGCTGATGTGTCGTAGTCGATGTAATAGTCCACTCCGTCTCTTTGTGAGTAGGCAGGGACTAACCAGCGGTTCAGTTCGTACTTCAAGTGATCCAACAATGGAAGAACGGTTTCGTAGTATAGCGCCCTTCGTGATTCCTTCTTGTTGGCGTTGGTCTTATTATCAGGATCGTTTAACAACTCGGACGATATGCCGTAGATATTACACAGATCTCTCAAAGACATCTTTTGACTCTCAATGATGTTGAGATCAACTGGACTGATACCGAATTGTATCCACTTCCACTTGTTAGCCGCTAACAACATTCGCTTGTAGTTGTTCGGACTTTCGACCCTCGCTTTCATATCTCGTTGCAACTGCCCGAACTGCTCCGGTGTGATGTATTCATCTTCTAAGGATAGCATCCCTTCTGCGCCCATATTTTGTAGCGCTCGTTGGTTGGCAGTGAAGGTATCGTTGCTTTGCGTTACCACAGATCGTGCAGCTCTCAATGGACTCATCCCATACAGATGACTGCCTGGGCTTCGGTAGTCGGGATTCCAGTATTTCATGTGCATCACTGTTGCGTAGTCTAACGTGATGTTGTAGGAATAGCCCCTGACCTTATATCCTTTGATGGGGGATTCCAACCCACCGCTTGATACTATTTCAGTGATGTGAGCTGGCATCACATACAACTCCTGAAAGACGGAATCGGCTTCTACTCCGTGGATGTACGTATCGCCAGTTGCCAACATGAAGCCGAGCATATTCTCGATGAACTCACTTTGCCCTTGTTCGGGATTCGGTCGCTCTATTACATCGGCAAGATCACTATCGGGGATCTCTTCTAACGCCTTTCGTTTCAGAACTTCTCTTTTTATGCTTAGTTCTGCTTTCGTTCTCCGATACTCGCTTAGTTTCTTCTCATCCGTTACCTGGTAAACAACCCAAGGTACAACCGCTGCGCTTCGTGTGATCGTGTTGATGATAGCATATACATTCGGATTGTTTTCGTATCCATCACGAATGAATGACTCTTTATCGTCTTTCAGGACAAAAGGAACACCTGCTGTCGTTGGTCGGTAGAGAACTTGATTAAGTTGGTTCTGTGATAGTTGCTTGGCAAGGAAGTTGGCAATACGTTCTTTCATATTAAAGCGCCAATAAATGATTTTTCGTGTCGTGTCTTGTAAGATACTGCATATCGCATAGCATCAATGCAATGGTTGAAACTGTCAATCGGCTTGTTTAACAGATTGCCGTTGCGATCCTTCGCCCAAATATACGAATTTAATTCCTTCGCTATATTTTCACCCTCAACGATTAACTTGTAGCGTTTCAAAATATCGATACCCTGGTTGATGGAATCCTTTCCTTTGATTGCCCCTCTTATATGCCATCCCATCCTGTTGATTTCCTCAATGCTTTTTGGCTCGGCTGAATCCGCTATGATCAACTCGTTTCTGTCGATGCCTATTCGCTCCATTTCCCTGCTGATATCTTGGTTCGTCAACCCCGACCGATACAGATGCTCTTTGACGTGCAAATTTCCCCTGTAAAGCCGTATCTCTACTAAGGCAGTAGGATCATTCGTGTACCCGAAGTCCAGACCGTATATGCGCCATTTGTAGTCGTCAGGGAATCGACCTCTCTCCCAGTTCGGAAGGACTAACCCTTCTAACCGTCCTACTTTCCCTAAGCCGTATACATCCCATCGGTACTTGTCAGCTGTACCCCTTTCGATGTTCTCTTTCGTGGGTTCGTAGGAAAGGATTCTTTCCCGGACTGCTGGGGATATGAACGCATTATCCCTGAATGACGTGATGACCCAGTGCGCTTCTTGTAGTCTCTTATGCGCCCAAAATTCAGCCGATGGGTTAAAATCGATAATCACTTGTTTGGTTGTCCGCATCCGTAACTGCTCGAACACCTCATACGGTACACCGTTGGCTTCATTGACAAACAGTCGCTGACGTTTACCACTCTTTGCATCCTGCTCATCGGAATAAGAATTGAACTCTACCAAAGATCCATTCACACAACGGAAGGATCGGTTGGACTTATTATGCAACTCGGCAGGATACCAGTCTCGAAGTGCTTCACTATCGTCCAGGATGTTTTGTGCATCCCTGTACGCCCCTACTTTCAGGTTCGGGATATCCTGACCCACCACTGTGATGATCTCATTCGGATTGGCTGCGCCTACACTGAAAAGGTATTGCAGGATGCCGTAGGTTTTACCGGATGACGACCCACCCTGATGAACGACCAGGTCGTACTTCCGCAAAGGTTCAAAGACCTTTTTATTCACCTTCAACATAGACAATCTCTAAACGCTCGAATCTGCCCCCATCGTTTTGGTGGTCTATGGTTTTCTTCGGTTGACCGTACCTGTACGCTAACCACGTTTTGATGGCTTGGACATCTCCGTCCTGTACTAACTTGGCAAGGTTCTTCCACGCTTCTTCCGGGATCATGACAGCATCCATGGCTTCGATGACTTTGATCTCATCCGCCTTTGGTGGTCGTCCGCCCTTATTGCCTATCGTACCCCTGTTGTTTACTCGTCCGTCCATGATTAGTATGAATCAGTTATCTGATGACCCAAAGATACAAAAAAAGGTCGATACCTTCCGATACCGACCTCTATCTCAATCAAACAAGTTTCGTTTATCTGCCTACCGATAGTTTCTCTATACTGCCACCTTCGTACATCAGATCGACAAAGAACTCCATGTCGTTGTGATTGTCGCACCGATATACTTCTTTTCCGTCTAATGCGAAGGATATACTCTCAAATAGCATGATGTAAAGCGATGCCGTGTATTTGAGTTCCATCATCTTGTAGAATTTTTGCCTGTCCATTGTGTTCTCCGTTTATTTGTAGGTGACTTTTGTGGTTTCGCCATAATCGTATGACTTGATTCGGATTGCATCTCCATATTCCTTGACAAGCGCTTGTTCTTCTTTACTGCTTTTGAAACTACGCTGACCTGTTACCTTGACTCGCCATTTGCCGTTCTTTTGCTGGATGCGTTCAATGCTTTGAACGGTAATGTGAAATGCCCAATTCTTGACTGTATCGCCTATCTGAATGTCTTTTGCTAATTTTACCATTGTGATCTCCGTTTAAGATAGGGAGTCGTGCTGACCTCCCTGGTTCGTGTTATCCAAGTAGTAGTGCAACATTCAATTTTGGTGCAACTTCTACAATGTGATTGTATCGTGGATATTCATTGATGCTTTCGATTGCGTTGTCCCATTC